CTCAAGTACAAGTCCGTTCTTGATCTCCTCATCGTGATCAGCTTCAAATTCCAGTCTGCCGATCTCTGCCTCAAGCTCTCTCACCTTCTCACGCAGCTTCTTATTCTCTGCCTGAAGCTTTCTGATCTCTGCCTTGTAGTAGTCATCCTTTGGCGGTTCCCATGAGAATTTGACTTCCTTCTTTTCGTGCTTAGCCATTCGCCTGTCTCCTTTCATCTGCTTCCTTGTATGCTCTGCAAACGAGCCATTCATCCAGTGCCTTCTCCGGCACAAGCCAGTTGCGTCCGATCCTAATCGCAGGTATCTCACCCTTGCTCAGCATCTCAAGTGTCTTTGACTTGCTGATGCCGATCCTCAGTGATGTCTCGCCTGCGGAAAAAGTTTTCTTATCCATTTACCACTCCTCTGTTTCATCCCATCCGGGGGATCTATCTTCATTGAAGAGATACCATCCGTCATAGTAGTCATCTGCCGATACTTCGACTTCAGGTTCTTCATAATCACCGATGCCCGGAAGATTGTAGTCTCTCATATCGCTCCCTTCGTAGTTAAACATTGCTTAACTCCTTAGGCAAAATAAAATTCGCTGTACTCGGCCTGCCTGATATCCAGGATCTCCGACCACTGGATTATCTCCTTCTGAGATATCCCGGCCTTGCCCTGGAGCTTCTTAGACATCTGTGTCCTCGACATGCCGACTGCATCAGCGAATGCGCCTATTGAGCCAAACTTCTCTATGATCCTGCCTCTCAGCTTCTGATACTTGAAGTCCATTCTCTTCTCCTTTCATTGTTATTTGGATCAGTTTCCTGACCCACAGATAGTTTAACACCGCTTAACTCCGCAGTCAATGGTTTTGTTAAAATTTATTTAACTTTTTGTTTAATTGAATCAAACCGATGTAGTATAATAGCTGTAGGGAAAGGAGATTAGTTATGAAGAACGCAGAGACAGCAAGGAGATTGCAGGACGCACTCGACAGAAAAGGAATGACAGCTGCTGAGCTGGCTAAGAAATCAGGTGTCAGTAAGTCATCCATCAGTCAGTACATCAACGGCACACACGCACCATCCAACATAAGCAGCGCAAAGATGGCAGAAGTTCTCGGAGTCAATGCGCTATGGCTTATGGGATTTGAATTGCCTGAGCCGGATGTTATGGTGTTTGGAGACAACTGGCAGCTTCTCGTTGAAGCGCATGAAACACTTAATGACGAAGGCCTGAAGAAGCTGGCAGACTATGCAGCCGATCTTATGGCATCAAAGAGGTATGAAAAATGACTACAGATCAAATCGTAGATATTTTTGCAGTTATACTCGGAATCATGATCGTGATCAGATTGGTCCTGAGAGTGATCCGCAGTCGCATGCAGTATAAGCAGATCCAGAAGAACATGGAGCAGTTCAAGAGAGACAATGGCTACCAAGACAAACACAGAGATAAACGGTCATAAATACTTCAAAATCACACGTACCATCGGTCATAAGATGGTTGATGGTAAGAAGGTTCCTGTTAAGAAGCAGTTCTACGGCACATCCAAAGGTGATGCTGAGAAGCAGTACAATGAGTATCTGAAGCAGCAGGCCCGGATCAAGTACGAAGGTGAGCAGTTTCGAGATATCGCTACCTTCAATTATCGTGCGAATGAGTACATCGACAATGTTCTCAAAGTGTCTAACAAGTATTCGGACGGAACTAAGCAGCTGTATGAAGGAGCTTACAACAAACATATCAAAGGATCCTGGCTGGATGATATGTGCGTCCAGGATATAAAGGCTGCCACGATACAGAAGTTCTACAACGAGAAGGATGTCAGCAAGTCTACCCTTAAGAGAATAAATAAGTTCATGTCCGCTCTGTACAAATGGATGGTCCTGAATGACTACGCAAGTAATGTCCTTGTCGGTGTTGAGCTTCCGGAGAAGGAAGATACGAAGAAGCATGATGAGATAGTTATCTGGGATGATAAAACACTCCACTATCTTATGAGCCAATATTTCGACTTTAGAGGAGACTTTCTTATCAAATTGATGTCTTACTCAGGAATGAGAATTGGAGAGTGCCTCGGCCTAAAATATGCCGATATCTACGATGATACGATACATGTAGTCCGGCAGTATAACCTCGGCAGCATCAAACCACCGAAGTATAATTCCAAGCGAGACATCCCTATGCACCCTGATTTAATCAGGGCCTATAATCATCATAAGGAATGGCATAAGAAGGACATGAAGCAGAACAAGTATAAGACTGATTATGTATTCACTACCAAGACCGGAAACCTGTATGATGTTCATGATCTGCGGAGATCCTTCCAGAGATTCTATGAGGATCAAAAGATAGAGTACAAGAACTTCCATGTTTATAGAGCTACATTCTGCACCAACTTATGCAAGGCAGGTGTTCCGCTGGAAGTCACATCTAAGCTGATGGGCCACAAGTCACTGGAAGTAACTGCAGCACACTATGCTCTCATTCAGAAGGAAACTAAAAAGAGTGCTATTGAGAAACTCAAATTGTAATTTAACTACTTTTTAACTACTTTTGCAGAGAACGGATGCGATATTTAACGAACCATACAGAACTATAAAGAACTATAGAAGCAATGAAAAAGCCTTGAGATTCCAACGGATTGAAGTCCTCAAGGCCTTTATTTTGGTTGCGGGAGGGGGACTTGAACCCCCGACCTCCGGGTTATGTTAGTACGTTGATTTTTCAAGGTTTCCTTTGTTTCATGTGAAACATTAACTACTTTTTAAATACTACGAATGAAAGAGTCACAGGTGTATTCCCTTTCCACCTGTGACTCTTCCCTCAAGTATTGCCTTATATATTATTGCGTAAGGAGTAAATTGTTATGAAAAACCCTTATCCCCAGTGGGCAATTTTATTATAGGCAAGCTCGCTATGATTTTCGACTACAACCTTAGTTCAGTTTTGTAAGAGGATCCACATAGGAGCCATTGACCTTTACACCGAAGTGCAGGTGCGGTCCGGTACTATGTCCTGTTGATCCTACATTACCAATGGTCTGACCCTGAGCTACGCTGTCTCCTACTTTGCAATCCCACCATGACAGATGTGCGTACTCGGTTATAGTTCCGTCATCGTGCTGTACTCTGACGCACTTACCGAATCCACCATCCCATCCGGCAAAGACTACAGTACCACCATCAGCAGCACCAACAGGTGTACCCATACCGGCAGCAATGTCCAGTCCTGCGTGAGGCCTTCCGTTACGAATCGAACTTACCTCATCGAAGTTCGAAGTGATAGTTCCATTAACAGGCCAGTTATATACGCCTGTACTCTTCAGTCTCTCCGCATACTTACCATCACTGTCCTTATACTCCTTCAGGTCAATCCTGTTCCTGTTCTTGTATGCCTTTACAAAGTCATCGTATGACAGGCCGGCTCTGATCAGCGGAGTAAGCTCTTCTACTATAGCATCCTCATCATTGAGTCGGAATGCTACCTTCAGCTCCTTAGTAGTCTGTGATTTGTAGACCTTCTCTGACAGTTCAGATTCAGTCATGCCATGTGAAAGCAGGAAGTCTTTCATCCTGGTCTGCTGCTCGATCTGAGCATCTGTAGGATCATAGACTATCGTCTTGACATAATTCTTCTTGTAATGGTACAGCTTCTTGTTGTTCAGGAATTCCCGGCTACCACCGCAATCAAGGAACAGATTCTCAATCTCCTCAGCTCTCTCAAAGTCACCTTTCTCAAGGGCCTTGCCGTAACCTTCCAGATCAGATTTATCCCACAGCTTCTTATCGTACTCCTCTCCGGAATACTCTGACAAGCTGTTGGTGATCTCCTTGACCTTCTTATCATGCTCCTTCTGTGCCTGCTTAGCTTCAGCTGCTTCGATTTCAGCAGATGTCAGATTGACACCAAAGTGATTCAGGAAGTTATCTACGATAGATCCATCCTGGACCCTGAACGGAGCATCACTATATGTCCATAATCTTACAGCTGAGCTTACCTTGTCAGACTCATCTGATCCTGACTTCTTATTGTTGCTGCTGTTGTTGGATGATGTTTTTCCTGTTCCAGATCCTGCCGAGGACCCACCGAGCATATCCTGTACCGAATCGAGTCTGTCACCGATATCTGAGAGGAATGCCGGATGTACACCGATGATATTCAGAACAGCATTGCCATCCTTCAGGATAGTTCCGAACGGTTTTCCGCTCAGATAGCCTATACCGGCAAGCATGTTCTCCCACCAACTCTTGTTGCTGCTGACTTTGCGTGTCCCGGTCAGCTGAGCATATCCATCAGCAAACTGCTTCCATCCCTGGAGTGCAAGATTGCTTGTACCCCATCCATCGAACAGTGATGAGATATCCTTGATGTAGTAGACATCGTTCCACAGCTTCAGATTGTCCTCAAAGTTAGCAAGTGTGTTTGCCCACCACAGGCCGATAGCTGTTCCGTCATCGTCATCATCTCCATCAGGCTGCTTGCCTCTGACAACATCCCAGACTGCAGCAAATGCAGCTGTTGTGAATGTTGACAGCACAAACACACTGCTGGTCTTACCTGCAAGCTTTGCAGCTCCGGCCTTATCTCCGGACTTGAGCATCTCGATTGCATTAACAAAGCCATCTCTTACCATGTTAAATGTAAGTGTAGGCTCTGCCATGAAGCTTGTTGCCATCTTGGTAAGGATCTGCTTGTCTCTCATCGCATGTGATCTGTGGAATGGAGAGTCTACTACCTGAGTGAGATCGACTACTTCTGTCATTCTCTCGTTACAGAGGTCCCAGAATTCATCGGACCCTTCCTTGACATTCGGATGCTTTTCTCTGATCTCAGCCTTGCACATCTGCCAGATAGCTGTCCATGTGACATTATCCGCAGCACCGTAGATATCAGTCATCTTATCCTCAAGCCATTTGCCATTGTTCATCATGATATCCTCAATGGATTTGCCCATGTTGATATCGTAGTAACCCCATGACTTCCAGAGAGCGATAGGACAATGCTCGAACATCTCCTGCATCGCACCCTTCTCAATCTTGACTCCCTTCAGATACTTAGGAGCGATAACTGCGAATGCTCTCATGATAGCTGTAGGCTGTTGCAGTGCGACTCTACCGTTAGCAAATACAGATGCCTTCTTTGCATTACCGAGTGCAGCATTCATCATGTTTTCGATACCGGTCACTCTGCCCTTGCTGACATTACCATTCAGATCTCTCATGAATGATGAGATGAATGTTGTGGCCTTCTGCGAGTAAGCATGAGCAACAGCCTGCTTTACAGAATAGTCAGAGCCATCTTCTCTCAAAGCATGGTAGTTGTATACCTTCATGAAATCATTCATGGATTCTGAATAAGCATTGTACAGGTTCATGTTGTTGCAGTGCGTAGAAACTACAGTGAAGATATCATCAATCGCTATAGCGTTCCTTGCGCCCGGCTGTACTGCCTTAGTGAATCCGAAGTTCCGAATCATGTCCACAAACTGATCTGCTGTGAAGTCCTCTTCCAGTGCAGCCTTATCTGACTGGATTGGGAAGTAATCAGGATCCTCAAAGAGATCAATACCTATTACTGACCTGGATGCTTCATTACCCCATGCAGCCATCTTTGTAGCCATAAGCTGCTGCAGCTGGTCAGCTACCTTCTTCTGATCAGGAGTAAGTGATGTGCAGATCATCTTGATATCACCATCAGTGAGGATAGTCGGCAACGCCCAGTTGGTTTTCCTCTTAAGATCTGTTTCCAGTTTTGCCTGGAATGATACCGGCTTCACTACGATACCTGCACCAACCATATGCTGATATGCCTGTGGCCTCTTTGAAAGGCAGTACAGTGACATCATCTGTGCCGGAGTAAGTCTGATCTCGTCACCGTTCTGAAGCTTGAATGTATTCGTAGCCTTTGCCAGTCTCCAGTTCTCGATCTCTTCAGCACCATATTTCTTCCACAGCTTACCACCTCTATGATATGGACTCAGGATCTCTTCCATCCATCCATTGAGCTGTTCCTGGTTCTTGACATATTTATCGAAGGATCTTCTCAGCTCCTTGAACATCATGCCGAGGCCGGTGTTCTTAGGATCTATCCTCTTGAACAGATATGCCGGAGTCATCTCATCCATGTTAACGATCTTGTCTACAGCTCCGAGGAAGTTGTTGTAATCCTTGCCCGGTCCGAACAGCTCTGCATGTTTCAGTGCGGAATCTACCTGCGCAGAACCGATATCTGCAGCCTGTGTTCTCTTTGCTCCGGTCCTGACAGTTTCATAGAATGTGAACTCATGCTTCAGAGCCTTGAGAAGTTTATCTATCTTCTTAAGCTCATCCACACTCAGCTCGTCAATAGTCTTACCTTCGATTGACATCGCCTCATTGTAGGAGCCATCACCTTCTCTTCCGAGAAGCTCATCAATGATATCTGTGATCGAGTCATTGAGATGGAAGAATTCAGAACGAGCTTCAATATTACTGATAGCCTTCTTCATCGCTTCCATCCGGATGGTCTTTTTACCCTTCTGACCTCTTCTCTCTTCTACCTTCTTTGAGCCTACAGTCTGAAGATCAAACGCTGCCAGCAGTCCGGCAAGTTCCTTCTTGTACTGTTCAGGAATGTGCTTATCCTTAGTGTTTGTCAGCAGTCTCTCAGACAGCCAGTTGTAGTTCTTGACGATACTGTCAAATGCTTTCTTGTGAGCCTGTCTCTCTTTTCTTCTCTGCTCTTTGACCTGCCATTTAGCTCGTTCTGCCTTGATACCTTTATTTCTCTGCTCTCTGACCTTGCGCAGAGCTTCCTTGTGTCTCTGCTTCAGGGCCTTAGTCTGCTTATCGTATCTGTTCTTATACTTGTCAGCGATAGACTCATATGGTTTTCCTTTACCATATACGATATCCGAGAGATCATAAGCGATGTCTGTTGCGATGCTTGCTGCTTCTTCTGAAGAGTAAGCTTCCTTGTATGGCTGGATAACATCAAGTACATGCTCGATCTGCAGCAGCTGATCAGGCGGAGTCATATCCTCTTCCTCATCGAACCACTCAGGCCATCTTTCACACATCTCCTGGTAGATCTGATCAACATTAGTCTCGCCCTTGACGAGCTTCATTCTGCCGTAATTGTTCTTCCGGAATGCTGTATAGTCTACATCGCTCCAGTATTCTTCTCCGAGCTGGATCCTTGTGGTCCTCAGATAATCTCTCAGATCCTTGTACTGCTGGAAGGTATCGTCATTGATGAATTCAACATCCTCGATCATCCTCAGAGCAGAGTGCCACAGGAGAGCATCAGCTACTTCTGTCCGGCCCTTCTTAGCAAACTGATATGCCAGGCGAATATCTATGAGCGTCTTGTTAACAGTCTCCGTCTTGTACTGTCTGCTGGTATCTGAATTCCTCATGACCCCCATGACAAGCTGTCTGACTTCCTTCCTAACAGAGCGAAGATCAAGCACCTCACCATCAGTCAGCCATCTCTCATTCCACTCAGCATTGAGTCGCTCCATGAAGTCATTTCTGGACCTTGCCATTCTCTTACGGCCTTCTTCCAGAACAGGATCATCGAATACAAAATACTCAGTGTATGAATTCAGTCCGGCATAGAAGTCATTTATCTTCTCTTCCGAGAACGAGTCTGCGTAAAGCTCTATCTGCTCTTCCGATTCATCCATGAGAGTCTCATAGTATGCCAGGGCCTCATAGGATGTATCCATAGCATCATCGTATGCCATCTTACTCTGAGCTTCCTCATCATCTGAGATGCTGTATCTGATGTCAGGATTCTCTGTAGGATTCTCGTTGCGTGTGTCCTTTACCTGGTTAGAGCTA